CAGCAGGCTCTACATACAAAGCTTCACGGTCAATGAATCATTAACCGATCTAACCGAAGGAAGACTATGAAGACAACAGACACAATACAGGGACTCTACTGCGTGGCAGAGGTCAAGATGAGCTACAGCCGCGACACAGGGATTGAGCAGAAAGAAGTGCGTACATCCAAGGATGTATATGACATGGCCATGAGTCTATATGACAAGGACGTGCTGGATTACTGCGAACAGTGTTTCGTACTGTTGTTGAACCAGGCAGGTAAGGTGAACGGATATAGGAAGGTATCTGAGGGCGGCATGTCCACGGCATCGGTGGATATCCGCCAGATAATGCAGGCAGCGCTGCTGACCAACAGCTGCGGGATAGCCATGATCCATAACCACCCGTCCGGAAACCTGGTACCATCCAGGCAGGATGATAACCTGACACGTGTGCTGCAGCAGGCATGCCAGTTCTTTGACATGAACCTTATAGACCACGTGATAGTGACAAGTGAAGGATATTACTCATACGCCGACCACGGCAGGATATAATCAGCAACAACTATGGAAGAGAATAAGACTACAGAAACCGCGGTGGAACAGCCGCAGTTCAAGACAGTGAAGAAGGTACGCATCAAGGACTTCGACATGGAGAGCATAGGGATTGTGCCCTATAACGAGGATATCATAGGCGACAACGATGAGGTGACCTATGAGAACTACATCAACCTGCACGGCCAGGTCTATCCGGATATCCTGGACAGCATGAAGGACGGCACGCATAAGATGGATGAGGCTGAGAGTTACATTGCAGAGTATGTGAGAGACAAGATTAAAGACAAGAACCGCAGTGTGGCGGCCGTCAGCTCAAACACGGTGTTCGCGCTGCTGGTCAACTACTACATGTCTCCGGTAGTCGAGGAGCAGATAAAGATTGAGCCTAAGCCGACTTACATGCCTTCTGCATACACGCCTCTCACTCCGGAACAGATAGAGGCCAACCGCAAGAAGAGAGAGCAGGAAGAGGCCGAGCGTAAGGAGAAGGCGCGTCTGGAGGCGCTGCGTAAGAAGCAGGAAGAGGTCGACAAACACTTTGCAGGATCTTTATTCGGATTTTGACATGAAACCAAAAACAGATGAACAGAAGAAAGTCTGGGGCATGAGCCTCAGACTTCTCAGACAGCCCATGGGTAAGGGCAAGGAACTGTATCTTACAGACACAGCCTGGAGAGGACTCTACTGTGACCATTACAAGGCACATGTAAGATGTCTGCACTGCGGTTCTATGGTGAAGATGGACCCCAAGAAAGCAAAGGGTCAGACATGTCCGGAATGCGGATGCACGTTCACTAATGACATATACCTCCCGTCCGGAAAGAAAGTGGACCTGTGGCTGCTGTCGGCCGAGGTACACTTCGGGTACCAGGTATTCCGGAAGTACGTTGTATATAAGTACTTCAGCAAGCTGGGTATGACGATAGAGGTCACGGAGGTGAATCAGAACTGGATCCGCGAGGATGGAAAGATAACAACAGTGTCACGCAGTCTCAACTACATGAACTGGAATCAGACATACTCGCTGTACTCAGACTTCGCTGTGAGAGGCAACTACGGCCAGCACAACGACTGGTACTACGACGTGCTGCCCGGACACAAGCACATATCCAGAATATACGGGCCCATGTGGAACGGGAAGCTATGCGGCAAGTGCCACATGAGCATCATACAATATACGGCAGCCATACTCAAGAGCCGTTATGCCGAGACCATCATGAAGATTCTGGGTGGTGACGCCTTGGTAAGTTACATGACAAGTCAGGTGCCGGAGCACTGCTGGAGGCTGGCGCTCAGATACCTGTGGCACACAGACAACTGGTCAGACTGGGAAGACCACATCAGGAACCTGCAGTACCTTGGTATGGACACCCATAATCCAAAGATGGTGGTACCGGAAGACTTCGATGCTGAACATACCAGGATAAACATCATCGTCAACCGGAAGAGAGCCAAGGAGGCCGAGAAGCAGCGTCGGGAGAACGAGATAAGACGCGCCATCAAGGCAGAGCAGGACCGCAAGGAATATATTAACCGCCTCAAGGAACTGCTGCCTCTTGAGTTCAAGGATGAGAACCTGACATTCACAGTCATCCAGTCACCTGCAGACATGGTCATTGAGGGAAGTGAGATGCAGCATTGCGTAGGCGGTTACTACGACAAGGTGGACTCACTTATCATGAGCTGCAGGGATGAGCATTGCAAGAGAGTCGAGACCATAGAGGTGAGTCTGAAGGACTATAAGGTCCTGCAGTCACGAGGTAAGTGCAACATACACACCAAGTGGCATGACAGGATCCTGAAAGCTATGGATGACAACATGGGTGAGATACGCAGACTTGACAAGATCCGGCGCAAGCGCCTGCGCCGTAAGGTCAGAGAAGCGGTCTGACCTCAGAACGACGTATGGCCTCCCAAGTCTCGGTAACGTAAGACTCATCAGAGTCTATGACGGTTCCCTTATCAATAGGCGTGTACCAGGTAGAATCGTTGTAGCTGTACTGGTAGTTGAGGTATATCTTGTAACGTATGGTCTTCCTCACATGATTGTCACAGTCCTCGGCTGACGGCCGGCGTATATCGGAGAAATACGACCTGGGGCCATATCCGTATTTGAATGAGATGTCAAAGACGCTCTGATGACGGCGACGGATATCGTCAAGCAGTCTGCTTGACAGGCGTTGCTGGATATCGCCTATATTAGATGTCACAAGCCACACCTCTACAGGCTGCGTCACATTGTCTACGAGAGAGTCCACATCAGGGACGGGCTCGGCCAGGCGCAGAGTGCGCATGAGCAGCTCACTCTGACTGCCCTCAGCGAGAGGGAACGTGACAGAGGCCTTATCGACGAGGAGAGGCTGACCAAACAGATGACACTTGCCGGCAAGATCCAAATCGGCGATATCGGAGTGGCTGACATTGCAGGTTGTACTCACCTGGTCATTAGCAGCTCTCAAGAAACGGTCAAAGTCCTTGAAGAATCGGTTATAACTTCCGTCATTACCTACGGCCACAAGAGAGTAGATATATGCATTACCGGACGAATCAACAAACCTCTCTCCGAACCTATCTGTGCAATACGGTGAGCCATAGCGGACACCATCATCATACTCCATGAGAATCTCCTGACGCACGCCATGGGCAAAGCAGAAGCAAAGATCTGTGCCCTGCTCCAGTGTGTCATCCGACTGCAGCGCAGATGAGTTCTTAATGGCAGTATGAGCATTGCGCACTCCGGAGAGATAGAGGGGCAAGGAAGGCACGCTCCATGGCAAGTCGTTAAGATGATCTACATTCGTGTACATGGGTAATGACATATCCTTACCGGACAGGGAGAACTCCTCATAGTCTTTCTCCTTGGTGTCCCAGTCAAAAAACAGGGACGACATGAAGGCCTTGTGGTTGGTTGCCTGGTTAAACCGGCTAAAGTAACGGCCGAAGCCGCAGAACTGTATCGGCGAATAGATACCTACACTCTCAAAGTCATAATAGTCACTGTACTTGGCCAGGAACTCAGAGAAGTTAAGTTCATCGTCACAGGTAGCGCTGCGCTCATAGTTGTTAGTCAGCTTGAGCACCAGGCGTGAAGGCTTGCCGAAAGACCTTGACGGGAATACAGAATGTCTTGGAGTAAGGTCGTTCATGGTATCAGATGTCAGGATATCACGTATGAGCATTAGCCTGGCAATCTTGGTATTGCCATTCAGGAAGAATACAGCACCGAACCGAGCCTTCAGTGACTCGAGCAGGTCATTGACGGTGCAATCCGGAAGCAGATCCTTATAATCAATATAACCGGCACAGATAGCATCCATGGTATTATTCAGCATCACCATCTGTTTGAGCTGCGGATCAGTATCAAAGATGTTCTCTTCCAATGTATATCCAAACAGGTCAAAGAGGAGATGCAGGAACCGGCCAACCCTGAGGAACGGCGAGACGCCGTAACCCAGGGGTACTGACACCTTGCTGTCTTCGTCTTTGCCGAAAGACATCTCGCGGGCTTCGCTCTTGAGAGCGGTGTGGAGGATGGCAAGGTCACCGGTATCGAATGATACGTTAATATCATTGAGTATGGTGAACTTAGGGAAATCCTTGTCTGAAGGTTCATCAGGACGGTCCTCAAACTCCAATGCAACAGGAAACACGCGGAAGTCCAGGTTGTCCAGAGTTCTCTTATATACCTGGTTCATGAGTGAGATAAGGTTGTTCACCTTCTCAGTCACAGTCTCTCCAGCTGGAGTGTACACAGGAAGACCAGGTATATCACGGAGCTTGAGATCATTCCAGGATGAATAGAGAAGGCTTTCGTCAGTACCGAAGCTCATCTCTATTCCGGATGCTGTTGATGAGAGTATGTTGATACGGATAGACCTTGTGTAAGGTCCGTCAGACAGCAGCCCGTCAATGAATGAAGTGCGGGTCACATTATCCAGACGTTCCGGATGGCCAAGCAGCTCCAGGTTGCGGGGTGTCGGCGGCAGCGTGGCGGTCATCGACTGACTGCCAAGGGTGTTGAACACAGGCGAGTAGAAGTCAACCTTCAGCTGGAAGTTCTGCGGAAGATCCAGGTTCTCACCACCAATTGATATCCTTATTGCCATACTTACTTGTTCTTATTATCGCCACGGGTGAACGGAGCCGATGAGCGGTCCTTCAGTTCCTGAGCCTCGTTGATATCATCCAATACTACATAACACCTCTTGTTATTAGGCATGCTCTTGAGAAGGTTGTAGATTGCTATCACCCACTTGAGCAGGCCAGCCTTGTCATCTCCTGCAGAACCTGTAACGTACGATGCCGGAGAGGTCGGGTCCGCAAGGGCATCATAGGATCCTGATGCATGCTGGGGCACCCGGCCAGACCTGGCATCATTGATGGCATTGACTATCATGGGATAGTTGATGTGTGAACGCAGACGATCCAGAACATCAGAGGCTACTATCAGCTCGCCGCCACGCTCTCCAACCAAAGCCGGACGTGTCACTACTCCAGTACTGGCGGGCCCAAGGTACGGGACATGGTAGGTACGGCCGTCATCAGCGCCTATCACATCATACTTACCGGATGCGAACTGCACCACACGCTGTACGTTGCCGGCATCAGGCGATGTGCTGGACGGTGTGCTCTGCAAGCTGATACGGCTTATCTTATTGTACTCCGCGAAAGCGGCGGCGTACTGCGCTGCGCCTGTCATGGCCAGCATCACGGCAGCCACGGCACCGGCTATAGGTCCAAGCTGAGCAAAGCCTGTCATGATGGCAACAGCGGTGTCGGCCGTGATCTGCGAGAGCTTGACAACCAGGTTGCTCATGGCATACTTCTTCTGTATCTTGAGCTTCTCATTGGCGGCATCCTGCTCCAACTGGGCAGTGTCTTCGCCATTGTTCTCTGCTGCACGTATCAGAACATCGTACTTGCTCTCCACTGCAGCTATCTCGGCATCCTGAAGGGCCTGCACCATATTGCTTGTCATGGCCATGTACTGAGACGCATACTCACGCGCATACTTATACTTGAGAGCAAGCAGTGACTTCTGATACTCCTCCTCGGACAGCATACCCTTCTTATGGTAAGCCTCCAGCTGAAGCAGGTCTAGCTGGTACTTGGACGTCAAGGACTGCGTGATATACTGCGACAGTACCTTCTCATGGTTCTGCGCACTGGTGAGCGTGTAGTTATCCTCAAGGTTACGGCGTGCCTGGTAATACTCTTCATCGGTAAGCAGTCGTGCCTGGTAATACATATCAAGCTCCTGAAGGGCTATCTCATGCTCCTGTGCACTGGTGTCAGCACCATACTTCTTGAGCATGTTCAGATGTTCACGCTGAGTCTTCAGGTCGGCCTCGGCAACCTTATAGTTGTACCATTGCGACAACTGGGCGAGAGTATTATAATAGCTCTGTTGTGCCTGGTAAAGCATGTTATACGCAGTCTGACTATCAGATATGTTGAGCATGATGTAGGCAGCGATAGCATTGTAGCACTCCAGAGCGGTGGCACGGCGCTTCTCATACTCGGTCATCAGCTGCTCGGTCTGGTCGGTCTCGGCCTTGGAGTTAAGCTTACGCACGGCATCCATGCTGTCGTAGTAAGACTTTTCCATATTGACAAGAGCGGACTCCAGATTCTCCTCGGCCTTGATACGGTTCTTATTCACCGCATCACGCATCTTCTTACGGTTCTCCTCCTTCTCGAACGTGACGTTATCCAAGGAGTCATAATAACGCTGATACAGGGCTATGAGAGCAGCTTGACGCTCGGCTTCGTTCTTGCCGGAGCGAACTCCGTATTCATGCTCTGATATCTGACGGCGGGCAAGCGCCATCTCCAGGTCATGCTGAATACGGTCATACTCATCATTGAGCTGCTCGATGAGACCTCCGGAACCTTCGTAAGACTCTTTGAGTTGGTCTGAAGACATAAGACCGGACTCAACGGTCTTACTGTATTGATTTACACGTTTCCGGGCGTTGATTAGCATGGTCTCCATCTTCTTCTGAAGCTCCTCCATCCTGGCGTCAATCTCATCTATACGGTCATCATAAGGTTTCTCCAGGGCGGAATAATAAGAATCCCACCATTCCTCAACTGAACGTCCATAATCAGGATTCTGAATGGTATTGCCTTCATTGTCCAATGTGTATTTCTGATTCGAAGCCCTCTTGAATGTCCACTCAAGACGTTTCTTCTTGAAACCGGATACATTCCTTATTTCTGCCTTCTGGTCATTAAGAGTCTTCTTGGAACTTATCAGTTCCTCCATTTCAGCCTGCATCTGCAGGTACTGAATGTAATCGGCAACGGCATACTTCGCATCTTCATAACTGGACTTCTGAGCATCGAGAGCGCCAAGAAAATCAGGATTGAGACTTATGAGCTGATTCATAGCCTCACGCCGGGATGCCTCTTCAGTATTGGTATCACCTATAATCTCAAGCAAGGTATTCATCCTGCGAGCATCATACTCAGTCGCATCAGCAGCTCTTCTTTGGGCTTTCTCCAAGGATTCAAGGGTATCAACAGCGTTCCCGGATGACTTCACAATGTTGACTACAATATTCGCTACTGCAGCCAAGCCTGCAATTAAAAAACCCCAAGGATTGCTTTTAATGAGCGCAAACAGTTTCTTGAATGAGCCTATCAGTTTGTCATTCCAGAACAATTTCAGTTTATCGACAACAATAGAAGCCTTGACATTTGTCGTATAGATGAGAATAGCGGCGGCAAGACCGGCAATAGTAATCTTATACTGACTGAAGGCGTCTATAAGTAACTTCAATGTGCGGAGAAGGAGGTTCTGAGTGGACTTGACATGAACCATAACAGGCAGCAGTTTCTCGCCTACCTCTACGCGGATCTGCTGCAACTGCTTCTTACGTTTGTCAAGTTGAGCCTGAGCCGTGTTGTTCACTATCTGGAACTCATGCTCAACCTCAATGTTGTCACGATAAGCCTCAGTGGCTATGAGCTGTGCTTCCCGCACCTGGTCAACATGTGAGGCCACAGTTGAGAGTACCTGGACGGAGCGACGGCCCTGCAGGTGCATCTCCTCAAACATGGGAGCAATCTGGTCAAAGCCTCCACGTTCACGCATTGCAGACAGGAACTGCAGCAGGGCCTCATTGGCATTTGTCTTGAGCAGCTGGGTGAACTCCTCAACATCCTTGCCGGCAAGTTTGGCATAATGAGCAGGATCCTGGAACAACTTCGTGATTAGAGTACTGAAGACTGTAGCGGATGTCTCCATACTCTGCATGTTCTGGTCAAGGGCAGAGCTCAGACCAAGAATCTGAGGTATGGAGATATTGGCCACAGAACCTATACCTCCCATACGGGCCGTAAACTCCACCATGGGTGGCTCGGCTGCAGTACTGGACTTGGCCAGTTTTGTTACGGCCGACGCTGTTGACAGCATGGCCGTCTCCAGGCCAAGTCTCTTGTCTTCACCAAGAAGGTTGGTTATCTTACCGATGTTGGTCACGGCATCCTCGCCAAGGTCTTCACCCAGGGCAAGCTTAATCTTATCGGCTGCAGACACGAACTTCTCCAGATTGTCCTTGCCCTTGATGCCAAGACGTCCGGCATCGGCCGCCAGATCAAGCAGCTGCAGGTGCGCTGTCCTGGTGTTTATTTTTTCAAGGCTGCCGAGGTCCTTGGACAGAGCCCTGACCTCTTCATCGGTCAAGCCGGCATACTTGCGGATCCTGGCCAAGGCCTCATCCACCTCCATGTATGCCTCCACGGCCTTTCGGCCACCGGATATAAGCATGAAGAGTCCTGATATCGATGTGGTAATCGTGAGGAAATACTTATTCAGACTCGAGGACAGACGTTGCCACAATGTGGCTTGCGTCTGATTCTGCGCATTCAACTCGCGGTTTATCTGATTGAGACGCTCTTCAGCCTTCTGCAACGCAAGGAGACTGTCCTTGTATTCGACTGTGTCGGTGTTAAGCTCTCGCAGATGAGACCTCATCTGCCTTACGGCAGTATTGATCTCATTGAACGAAGCTCCACTGAGGTTATTCAACACACGCTCCGTCTCCTCAAGACGTTGCCGGTGTGTCCTGACTGTCTTGTCAAGACGTTCGATATCCTTACGATAACGGTCAGCCTTCTTGCTGCCACCCTCTCCAGCCTGTATTAGTTTCTGCAGCTCGTTCCTATATTCCTCAAGCTTACCTTTCATCTGAGTCATGGACTTGGAGTACTCAGCTGAATTGAGGTAAACCTTTATGCTTCTCGCGAAATCGTTAGCCATAGTGATTTAATTTATAAACCCAAGTAAAAGTAGCTGCTGTCAACTATCATATCTGAACAGTAGTTGGCAGCGATATCAGCAAGTTCGTTGACATGATAATCCAGAACGGAATTGAACCAATCCCTCTGAGGACGCTTACCGGTACCAGCCTTACCGAGAGATTCAGGGTTAGTCCCCTTGGTATAACCCAAACGGTCAAGCCAGGTTGAACCAACTCGGCCACCGTAGCCGCGTCCGGCACCGTAGTGCAGGAATACTCCGTGACGGGCAAACCGAATACCGATCTTAACAGGCTCAGCCTTGAACACGTCATCATACTTGATGTAAGTTTCAAGGGAATCAATGAGCCTATCGTGATTCTTGGAGGACACCAACCCCATCGAGGACAAGCTGGAACGCAAATCACTCAACAGATGATCACACCATTCATCCAGGTCTCTCTTGAACTTATTCAATGCTGCAATATCGGATATCCTCACTTCACGAGCAGTATTGCTCATATTGAAGTCAAACAGGACACGAGGCTTGGAGTTGACTCCACGCACAGGCGCAGGTATAGGTATGCCGGCGACAGTAGCAAGCCTCTTGAGCTGCTTGAAACTGTTCGCAGACAATTCTCTTTGCGCCTGCAGCCAGTCGTTAAGTGTAAACTGATCTATACTCGGCCTGTTATACATCGAAGTAGCTACTATCAACAGTGTAGTCCGGATAGTCGGCGATGGTGAACTCGAGCACCTTGCCGTAGAAGTTGTCACCAAGCACGTCTCCAGGATAACGTGATGACTTCACAAGTCTGGTACCATAACGTTTCAGGAGGACATTGCGGATCTGCACAAGCATCTCCTCAGCACTCTGCACGGCATCGGTCCTGGAACCAGGAACGTTGTCATTGGTGGGTGACGCTATGATGATGGCGTATGAGGCCTTGTCTTCAAGACCTTCAGCACCGTTGAGTTGGGAATCAGCAATCCCCTTATCTACGGCTATCAGGACTGCAGAGCCTATGGATGACAGCTTATCATCGAATGCGGTGGCGCTGTCTGCTCCATTGGCCTTGAAGAACCGGCACTTCTGGTCGGTGTGGTGTATGCCCTTGAGACGGCGGGCCATCTCCTCGGCAAAAGCAAAGAAATCAAACTTGTTCATGCTGCTAATTTATACTGGCCACTCCCAAGGGTAAAGGACACCAAGCGCTGCGGCCCCATCAGCAACCTGCACGCACGATGCCAGTCGGGTCAGGCTTGGAAGAACTCAAGTCAACACTCCCTGAAAGGTCTGCAGCTATAGAGTAACGCAAAGGGTATAACAGGTCAAGCCTCCGGGGTATCAACCATAATTCGGTAGCGAAGATAGCTACGCCGCTCCTTGGTAAGCAAGGGTCAAGATGAACCGTCCGCAACAATTTTTGCCTGACGGCATCCCGGTCCCGAAAATTCTTGTCTGACGGCCCTTGCATACTGTCGCTTACTACGCTTAATCTTGCACCGAAATTAAGGTTGACACCCACGGGTTCAACCAAGTTATAAACCCTTAAAACATTACAACTATGGCTAACAAGACCAAATCAGAGAGTGCTAACAAGAGTTCAAAGAAGACCGCCAAGGCAGCTGCAGTACAGGAAACCAATCAGACCGCAAAGCCAGCAAAGGTCCAGTTCATCAACCCGTTCAAGGGAGTGGCCAAAGAGGAGCGCAGAAGCAAGTTGCATGACCTTACCTCAAAGCTGAGGTTCCAGGCACAGGCCGAAGGCATCACCGACACGGTCAACCAGCTGCTGCTCAAGTACTACAAGGAACAGTGCGGAGCACCGGTACTGCGCACATTCGAGGAATGGAAGCAGCAGGGTAAGAACATCCGCAGCGGATCCGCCCCTTTCCTGCTCTGGGGACCCAGAGTTCAATCCAACGCAGACTCAGAAGAGCAGGCCCGCATCGAAGGCCGGGAAGTCAGGACATTCTTCCCGCTCAAGTTCGTCTATGACATACACCAGGTATATACACCGAGTTTCACCACAGCAGCAGCCCAATAACGGGCTGACTGCTTTTTTGTCAAACTATAAATTATCAGAATCATGGCAAACGTCTATGCAAAGTACTGCCCGAATGTATGGGTAGCCAAATGTGAAGAGCAACACCAGAAAGGCGACGTCATCGACGTTGAAACCAAGTACGGCAAGGTTAATGAATGTATTGTTTGGAACCTGGTACTGGTACGTGAAGGATATCACTATTACAGCATCACAAGAGCCGACGGATTCAACCATCAGGAACACGCAAAGGCAAAAGCCGACAGATGGAGGGAATGGGCGGAAGGTCACCGCGCTAATTCCGATGCCGCCTTTGAGGCAAGTCATAATGCCGTGGAGGGCATCCCATTCGGCCAACCTATTCTTGTGGGACACTACAGCGAAAGAAAGCACCGTGCGGCAATAGAACGAAGCGCAAGGGCTATGGACAGATGTGTTGAGGAGGAAAGAAAAGCCAAAGACCAGGAATACAAGGCCGAGTACTGGGACCGTATGGCCAGCAAGATTGACCTGTCAATGCCGGAAAGCGTCGAGTACTTCAGGCACAAGCTTGGAGAGGCAAAAGAATACCACGAAGGACTGAAGTCGGGTAAATATCCAAGAGAACATAGTTACTCGTTGACGTATGCCAAGAAAGCTGTCAACGAGATGCAGAAGAACTATGACACAGCAGTCAAACTGTGGGGAGAGTGACAAGATCAACCGGAAAACACACGGAGGCGGACCATTGACGGACCGCCTCCGTTTATTTGATGTTTTATATGTATATTTGCAGACAGAGTGTGATTTTTTAAGGGTTTAACAAAAAAATCACCTGGCTGGAGATGTGAATCTATACGGCCGGGCACTCTGGAAGGAGGAAGGGCAACCTTCCTCCTTTTATTTATGTTTGTTCATGGCCTCCTCCATCTCTTCGTTACGGCGTATGCTCTCATCCATGGAGATGAGGGCGTCATACAGGTAACCCTTGCGCACCAGGTCTTTCTTGGTCATGTCGCCTCCGGCAAGGGCGTCAACCACCCGCATCTGATCCTCGAAGACGTTACCGCTGCTGCCGCTGCCGTCTCCTCCGAAGATACGGGGATATCGCTTGTGCAGCGCATCCTTGCACCCTACATAATACCAGAGCATGAGCATCTGTTTATAGGGATTCAGACGGCTGATGCGGCGGCTGTCGCGCTCCACATTGGCGCTGTCAAACTCACGGCCTGAATGCCATAGGCATGCAAGCAGGCTGTTGACAGCTTTAGGATCCTGGCCAATGCGGCTCTCATAGAACATCAGGAACATGAACTGATAGTATGTGAGACGGTCAAAGAAATCACCGGGGCCATAGAGACGACCTATCCTGTCATAAGGAGCAGCAACGAACTTGGGTATGAGCTGCAGGGAGACATTGCCGTTATCAGCCTTGACCTCAGTGAAGAGATAGTCAAACTTGGATGCCAGGATAGAACACTCCAGGAGTGAAAGCGTAAACCGCCGGCCGTCCTTCAGCAGGACATACGAGCCGTCGCCCTTGGCCCTCAGGACACAAGCCCCTATCACATGCAGGGCGAACAGCAGCTTGACGCTCTGAACGCTGAGGCCTCGGGAGGCCAGTCGCGCCAGAGCAAGCAGCTGTCTGGTTGACAGCTCGTGCCAACCCTGGGGAATCAACACTGACTTGCGGCCATACTTGATCTCCTCCATCACATCATGAATAAGTGCTTACCACGGAGAGGCAGAGCTTCCGCATCATGACTGCCGCCATCCAAGGCGTCAATCATAGATGTTATCTCTGCCAAGGTCTCATCGGCCACCTGCTTGTACCAGTTGCCGCTCTCGTTCATATCCGAGTACAGCGGCCTGATGACAGGCCTCCACTCGGTCTGGTTACCACGGCCACGTTCGCGCCTGGTGGTGTCGGAGGTATTCAGATACGCACACTGATATGCACAGTATGCGCGTATCTTACCTCCGATGGCCTTCTTGGCCGCGTCATCAGATGTGAGGCATTCGTTCAGGAGATCCTCGCCAATGCGTGAGGCCAGCTGGTTCTGTATAGTACGCAGCATTGATACCAGGGCGAAGTAAGTCACATAGTCCGAGTCAAGAGACACATACCTCTCGAAGACCTCAAGCGACGGCACGGCAAGGCCTTCCACCTTCTTGATGAGAGGCAGGTCTGCCATCTCATCATGGAATGTGTTCAGTACATAGTCAAGCAGCCGCGACAGGGCAGCGTTGCTGCGCTGCAGCATGCTGCGCTTGGCGGAAGCAATCTTTATGTCGCTGGCTGGAGAGCGCTTACCCTGGTCATTCTGAACAGTGATTCCGGAATCGCCGATGGAGATAGACATCTCATCGGCTGCCTCATAGACCGCAAGCGGTGCAAGCACCTTGCGGCACAATACCATGAAGGTTGCATCGGATGCATGAGCGTCGATGAAGTCTTCAGGCAGGTAACGGTCGGTGAATGAGTCAACGGCCGACATGAGATACGGACTGAACGACTCCCATGGCAGGGATGCGTTCATCTTGACATAGACGCGCAGGTCCTCGACGGAGTTGAAGAATATCGTATTCATATGTTATTGTTTGTCGGGCTGCTGCACATCAGGCTTGATGCCTGTCTGCTTGACAGCGCCACTGTTCTTATCAAGAGTGGTGAGCTGGAGGTTGGCTATCGAGAACTCCAGATCCGGACTCCAGCCGTTGATCTCCTTGACAACATAGAGCGGCTGGACACACAGCAGCTGCTCGTACTTGGATAGAGCCTGCTGTATGGTGAACAGCTCACGAGCCTCGGTGCCGTTGATGGTCTTGGACTTGCCGGGAGAATTGCCAAGGATAGAGCTGTGAACACCCATGCCGTAGCAGAGGACGTTGCTCGATTCCTCGCTGTCCTCTATGTAATCTCCGCCCTTCTTATCCTTGTCAATCTCCTCGATGATGATATCCTTGCGCTCACGCGCTGACTGGATATCATACGTAAACTCGGAGACGATGCTGGTACCGGCGTTATCCTTGCCGGCAAGGAAGTCATCCAGCTCCTTCAGGAACTTCTGACGGATATCCAGCTTGTCCTTCGGATCCACGGCTCCAGCGTTCTTATAAAGCTTCTCATAGTACTGTTCCTGGATATAGACGATATGCTTGGGTACCATCTCGTTCATGAGCAGGTTCTTCTTGAAATCAATGATGAAGTTCGAGAAGTCGAACCAGCCGCTCCGGAACACAGAGTACCAGTAAGGCATGGAGTAGAAGAACCGTCCGGGTGACGGAACCGAGAGCATCTGGACAAAGATCCGGTCTTTGCCCTGCTGCTTCTTTCCGTCAGCGTTGGGATATAGACCCATACGCTGCTTCAGGTCCCAGAGCGGATAGTCGCGGTCAAGCAGCGGAGTGGCTACCGTCTCTGTCTCGGCCTTGCGTGGCCAGTCGGCATTATAGCCGTGCCACTCTATTCGGCCGTTCTTCTCATTGTACTTCGACACGCGGGACAGGCAGGTCTCCAGAGCCTTGACCTGGGCAATCTTAGTGCCGTCGTTACTGAAGATATACTCCACGAACGAGTCATAGAAGAGCTTGAGGTCCGAGACTATCTCCATGATGAACTTGTTGTAGTTGTTCATCCGGAGCCACTCGAACACTACAGGCTCTTCAGACGGCAAGACCTCCTCAACCTTGATGCGTCCGTCATCGCCGCGTGTGCGGCGCAGAACCTGGACGCCCTCTCCGAATGTAAGTCTGGTCTTGAAGTCTATGTTGGTCGAGCCAGTGACGTTACGGTACGCGGCCTTGATAACCTCGATGGGCAGGTCATCGCCGTTGCCTCTCGGCATGAACTCGATGACCTTATCCTTCATGTTCTTGGGATGCACCTTGGTTCCGGTGCTGTCCGCATCGACAGTGAGGTCGGCCGACTCGAAGGTGAAGACGATGGAGCTGCTGTTCTTGAGCAGCACCAGGTTGCCGCGATCAACCAGGATATTACTTCCTGACTTGCTTGCATTGGTAGCCGGGGCGGGTGACTGAGTCTTTTTCTTTTTCATCAGAAGTATACTTTTTTCTTATTGAACGTAACGATTGTGCAGATCCGGATCTTGCGGGGAGAGTTAAGACCTGCAGGCCTTATATTTACAGTACCGCCTGACGAATACCTGGATGTAAGGTGGCAGTCCTTATATTCACGGATGCTGCCGTCAGACAGCTTGACAAACTCGATATCGAATGTGACCGGCTTGCCGTTACGGTCTGTCGACTGCATCAGCTCGAGCATCCTTGTCCACTTTATATATCCCGGATTACTCATGGCCTGCGGAGTTTGACTATACCAAGATAACGCAACACACAGACGGCAACAACCAGCAAGACCATCAGCCCAAGAATGAGACTCAGGCCTGCGGTCCGAGACTCTTTCTTGGCTGCAGAGGAACCTGAGACCCTCTCAGACTCACGCAGAGTATCGGCAGTCTCCGACGTCGTCTCCGATACCGACACACTGCTGGAGTTCCGGGACTCAGTATAATCGTCAACGCTGTTGACGGTTCCCGTAGTGGTCATGCTGATATGTTCCGGTACCGGTGTGACCGAATCAGGAGCGAGCGTCCATTTTATATCCAGGTCGTATTTGAGACCGAAGTCGAGCGTATTCCTCCGCAGTCTGGAGAGCATGGACTGGACCATGAGTGAATCAACGGTCAGCGTGGTACCGGTGGTGTGACTGGTCCTGAGGACCTCACGCCTGGTACCACACGAGACCGCCATAAACAACATAACAAATGAAAGAATGGCTGGTAGAATCCTCCTGCAATGTATCATGCCACGAATGTACGTCACGCACACACGCACAGGAAGGACAACCCGCGTTCAGCACCGCACAGGCTGACTGCACTTGCCCAGGGCCGTGGCATCGGACGTGCCATGGGTCAGGAACAGCGTGACCGGTTAAGGGTTTAACAGATGGGAGCGCAAAGGTACGGCGGCAGCAGGACCGCGGTCATGGAACCCGTCCGGAAAATTCGTGAAACCCTGCCCTTAATTTTCCGTCCACCCTGACTGCGGTTCTGCTCACCGCCACCGGGAGGCGCTTCCATAATTTGTTAAACCCTTAATCAGATCACGCTATGTATAACTATCAAGTTCCTAACCTATGGTACGTCACGCTGTGTCAGAACGGCCAATCCTTCTACAAGAGATTCTACGATGAGCAGTCAGCCTATTCAGCAGCTGAAGAGTTCATGTCATACGGTATGGATGCGTCCGTGACGACATTCATCAAGCACAAGGCCCTATACCAGGAAATCTGGTAAGGCCTGCCACACTCAGCACGGCTAAGCAGGGCTGGATCTTCCGGATCCGGAGCTCTGATGACCGTTGCTGCAGGAACCAGTCAGACATAGCAGGACACACCATCTCTCTTCTGGGTCAAGGTTTCATATCGGCGCGACTTAGAACAACAATCGAGCGCTAAGGTAGCCACCTTGCCCCCTGGAGTCAAGGATAAACATGAATGCAGCTTCGGAAGAATTTTCACCTTTCAGGAGAAATTTCTTCCGGCTGTCCTTGACCCCAAGGTGCAAGGTAGCTCTGATGCACTCGAATGTTTAACCTAAGTCACACTGATATGAAACTTTTTAGCAAAAACCCAGAAGAGAGATGGTATGTCCTGAGTGTTGTCAACAGCGCAGACGGATTCCTCGTGCAGAACGTCAGGAAGTTCCGCTCAAAGAGCAGAGCTGAGCAGTATTCCTGGAAACTGGTAAACAGTTCAGGCCGTGACATCCTGGAGTTCTGCACACTGGTTCTCAGCGGCAAGCAGATGTTCAACCAAATATTCCCCAAGGGATTGTTCAGTGAAGCTCCCATAGGTTCTGAAGACTGAGCTTCAGAGCTATCCGGAGACTGCCAGGCAGTCTTCGGATCTGACTGCAGGGATAATACGTCAGCACCTGCGTATATAGGTGTCAGCCCAAGGGCTGGCTTTTTTATTTGCCGTTAATCCGCGGCAAACCGGACGCAACGCGCCGGCCGAATTAAAATTCTGCCCGCACGATGCGTCTCGGGTCGGGGCTTGCACCCTTGCACGGCTTGCATACGGCTTGCCGATACATATAACATCAAACCGAAAAGTTCGACCGAAGTTTACCGAGAGGGCGGCGCGAGGGCTCGAGA